GCCGGACAGTCCGAAGGGACGACGAAACCTTGGTCAAGCCATTTTTGGATGACTTTTCCTAGGTCCGCCAGGGTGATCGCAAAAAACGATAACCCCTCGTGTTCCGCTCTCCTCGCGACAGTTTTTATGTCGCGAGTGGCGCTGGTGCAACATCGCATGGCCATTTCATTAGCCATGCAGGACCAGAGTGATATCAGGCTTTTCATAGTCCCTCCTATCTCTAGAAGGTGGCTAATCCTCGCCTATATCATTGCAAAGAGCAACGACAACCACTCCCAGGTCAGTTGCGCGACTGGCTCTTCAGCCAGCCGAACAACTGCACGGTTAGCCTTTCGGCTTCCTCGTGCGAGACGCCCAAGTTAATGAGCCTCTCGAAATACTCGGCCCGATTAGGGGCAGTGTGCTGATGCATACTTCTCCTTCAAGGGCAGAGATACCCTAGTTGTGGTTGTTGTGAAGCTCCCTGTATTCACAGGTTCACATATAGCGCTTAACAAGCACTATGTATGACCTCGTTGATGACATACGCAGCTGCGAGAACCAAATCGGAGACCACGACGATTTTACGCGTCGCGACCTTACCGAAATTGTGATCCGTAGCCCGACGCCCAGACCTTGAAGGGTCGTGGCGTCGTAGAGATCGATGAGACTTCTCCGAAAGGAGTCGTCGATCGGCTCTAGCTTGGTCATCACCAGAACGATCATCAGTTGGCATGGTATGAGTCAGAGCTGATGGAGGGTCTTTTATTACCCACCCATCAGTCTAGGCATTGCCTAGGACTCACCGCCAAGCAACTTAATGATCATCTGGTCCGAAGACGCAGCGAACATGGCTCGGAAGCCATCGAACACTGCCTTCGCCTCAGCGGCCGTGAAGCCGGCGGGAGGTGTGTCGAAGACGATGTAGTTACTCATCGAAACCGACACATTCTCCGACGGCTTGAACGGATCCGCGGCGATCTTCGAAACGTCGATCCTCAGCATCCTCCGGGTGCGCTTCCCATAGGCATGGGAAGACTTCACCTGGAGGAGGCCATCGCCACTCGTGTATTCGGACTCGTCGTCGCCCACAGACGTGCGCGGCAACGGGGTCGTCACACCCGAGATGGTGATCGAGAGGGGATCAGTGAATGACACAGGCATCACTCCTAGAGGCCCGGTTAGGCCTCCGTTGGCGTTGAAACATGGTGGTCACTTCCCCTTACCACTCCTGGAAATACCAAGAGCGGCAAGGATGGCATACTGACGAGGACTAAAACCCTCCCAAGTAATGCCGAACCCATAGGGGGATGCCCTAAGACGGCGCTTACTTTCAACGGTAAGCACCAAGTCTTGGGGAAGGTTTCCCGACTTTGCAGTCGAGTCACCCACGTATGAATATGTCCGTGTAGCACGTTCGTGCTGCATGATGTATCCATACGGCATCACCAGCGAGTCGACGGCCATATCGGTGAGGTTAGAAATAACATCACCGGTATTGGCAAACCAATCGGCCAGCCAGCTCCAAGGGGTAACGTTCCAGAGGACATCCGGAGTAACATCGGTCCCCAGTAGCGCATCCAGTTTACTGGATGAGCCACGCTTATACCAATCAGCCGCAAGGTGATAGGTAAAAGCACCTGAGAACCAAGTCCTCCGAAGATAGACGTCCTCACGGAAGAGCTTCCCGAAGACGTTTCCCCCGTTCACCCACAACGGATCGCTGCCCACGCAAGTGGACGGACGATGGTTGTCGGTGACTAACACACGGGAGAAGGTCTTCTCTATTGGGAATTGAAACTTCCGTCTAACCACCTTGCCGGCATCACGCTCATACTGTTTGTAAACAGCATCAGCAGTGGTGACAGCTTTGTAAGTGTCAAGAATGTCACTTACAAGTGGTTTCCAACCAAACTCTACGTTAAGGTACTCACCGCCTGCCGCCTTTCGGCGAGCATCAGCGGTTTTGCTTTTCCATAGAGCAGCGCCTGCTATCTTAGGCAGGCCATCGTGATACAGCTCGATAAGAGCTGTCGCGAGGTTAGCGACGGAATTGGTGGGCTTTACCAAGGCAATAGCCTTGGTGCCAAGAGCCTTGAGAACAGAATCATCCATTCTGACAAGCTCAGGGAACTGGACGAGGTGTGAGCCGGGATCCACGGCAAGGAACGGACCAGTATAACTGGACCGATACCCATAACCGGGGATCTCAGCACCTACATCACTTCCAGCTAGGGTGACCGTAGTCCAATCATTGGAAAACGATCGCTCCATCGAAAAGTTACCACCAACATCCCCGTTCAGCGGACTTGCGTCCGCCCAACCGGGATGGTTCTCCGAC